GCACACCCTGGACGGGGTGGTAATATCGACAATCATCGCTACTCACAGCATTGACGGAATAATCGTTTTACGGTCAGAACAGACTCACACGCTTGATGGTATCGTACGGGCGGAGTACACGGCCACTCACACGATTGATGGTGTAGTGTCCCAGAGCAAGGAGATTTCAGCGACAATTGACGCCATTGTAGCGATCTATGACATGATATTCGAGTATGAACCGGTCATTCTTACCCTGCCGCCTACCCGTTTTTTGTTAAACCGTGCTATAATAGAAGTAATAGTAGGATTGTCCGCCAGGACTTTTGTCATACAGAAAGAAAACCCCGGCATCAGTCTCCGCTTGCTACCCCGCAGTTTTTCTCTCCGCAATGATTCTATCATCAAGCAGAAGGCGAAAAACGTCACCCACACGGTTGACGGAATAATCTTATGAGAACAGCGATCGAAGTCATCAAGGGGGACACGAAATATTACCTTAATTTTACCCTACAGGACGAGAGCGGTAACGCGCTTGATTTGACCGATTCGACCATCAAGCTGAAGGTGCAGAAGCCCGGCGCCGCAGAACTGAAAGTCGATGGTGCGGTGTCGATCGTGTCCGCTGTAGCCGGAACCTGCCGCTATCTGGTGCAAGCCACCGATTTTGATACGGCGGCGACCTATAACGCCGAAATAGAGGTCACTTACCAGAACGGCCAGATCCTCACCTTCCCCGACCTGCTTATCAAGGTGCAGTCCGATTTACCCAAATAATATGGGATTTTTTGATTATTTTCGACTGGCCAAAAAGGAGGGAGCGCCGCTTTCAATGCTCATCAACAGCGGCCTTTATTCCTCGATTTTGAACCGCAATGACGCGATAAGCCTTTACTCCGGGTGGGTCTATGCCTGTATCGACCGTCGCGCCAAAGGCCTGTCAGCGACCGAATTTAAGCTCTACCGGACCAAGAAGGGCGGCGAAGTGGAGGAAGTGCTGGAGCATGAGTTGCTCGACCTGCTTTACAAGGTGAACCCGCAAATGACCAAGTATGACCTATTCAATACTTCGGTCGTTTACCGGGATCTATATGGCGCCTCCCCCTGGCTGCTTTCTAACGGCAAGAAGAACCAGAAGCCGGACGGGATCTATCCTTTGCGGCCGGAATTCCTGAAGGTAAAAAAGAGCAAGGATGGAGTAATTACCGGATATTCATATGAGATCGGAACCTTCAAGCGCGAGTACGAAGCGGAAGAGGTGATCTATATCAAGACTTTCAACCCGAAGGAACCGGACCGCGGTCTGGGGGTTATCGAGGCGGCCCGGTTGGCGGCCGAGCATAACGATTACATCAAGCAGCACAATACCAACCTGCTCAAGAACAACGCCACGCCGTCCGGATTCCTGGAGATTCCCGGAAACATCGACAAAAAGGAGATCAAGCGGTTGCAGAAGGAGTTCGGTGACAAATACGGCGGCTATGGCAATGCCTATAAGCCGATGCTGTTGCAGGGCGGTCTGACCTATAAAGCGGCCGGCCTTGCCCCGAAGGACCTGGATTTCATCCTCTCGACCCAAATGAACCGGGACGAGATCATGGCAATATTCGGCGTACCGAAGCCGATTCTCGGGGTTTTTGACGACGTAAACCGTGCCAGTGCCGTGACTGCCGAGTATATTTTCGCCAAGTGGACGCTGGAGCCGATGGCAGTGCAGATGTTCGAACAGCTGAATGAATTCCTGGTACCGCGATTCGGGGAAGACCTCTGGCTCTGGTTTGAGCCGTTGGCCCTGGAAGACGACGATTCGGTCATCGCCCGGCGGGAGAAGGAATGGAACAAATGGAAGACCACCAATGAGGTCCGCGAGGAAGAAGGCCTCGACCCCCTTAATGGCGGCGATTTCATCTATATGGGCATGTCCAATATGCCCCTGATGAGCCCGGGGAAGGCTCCTAAGCAGAATGTCCGTAAGGATTACGGGGTTGACCGCAGAACCGCCAAATGGGTGACAAAACGGGTGCTCAACCGCAATTGCCGGCTCAAGAACTCGATCGATGAAGCGGTTCGGAAGACCGTGAGGAAAAAGGAAATAGTGCTCCGCTTGGTCGAGAAGAAGGGTATCAGCGATGAGCAGATCGATACCTTCTACAAGTCGCGGATGGTCGAGGAGCCCCAGCTGGAGAACCTGTGGGAGAAGCGTTTCACCGGGTTCTTCGAAGGCCAGAAACAGCGGTTCCTGGATGCGATGGACGGCCAAAAGAGCGCGGTGAAAGATTACAATATCGACGTGGAGCAAGAGCTCCGGTCCACCATCGACATCATCACGCCGCTTGTTTATGAGACCTACGTGACCGGGGTGCGGCAGGCGTCTGAATTGATCGGCCAAGCCTCGATCATGGACATGGATTTCGTGAAGGAGTGGCTGGACAAGGTTTCCAAGGATACTGGCGAGAGCATCACCAACACCACCATTGAGGCGTTCGAAAAGACCCTTAACGAGGGGATCGCGGCCGGCGAGAGCCTGGGCGAGCTTAAAGCCAGGGTCGAGGAAGTGTTCAGCTTCGCCAAGGATTACCGGGCCACCATGATCGCCCGGACCGAGACCGCCCGAGGAGTGACCGAAGCCCACCGCAAGATGTACGAGCATTACGGATTCAATGAAGTCAAATGGCTGCTTTCTTCCGGGGCTTGCGAGGAATGCATCGTCAAAGCCGGAATGGATTGGACCGTCAAGACGATCGAGGGACAGATCCCTGTTCATCCCAACTGCAAGTGTGACCACACGCCGCTATAGTCTATTTTCAATATTGCTATGAACAACAACAAAGATACCCGCCAGCTTGAATACAAGCGCTTGGCAGCGACCGAATTCAAGATGGACGAAGAGAGGGGCATTGTCGAGGCGTACGTTTCCATATTCGACAATGTTGACCTCTACGGCGACAAGATCGTCAAAGGGGCGTTCGCTGAAAGTCTCGCGGCCAAATACCCCAAGGGGGTGTGGATGCATAACTGGGACCAGCCGGTCGCCAAGACCATGGAAGCCCGGGAGGATGAAAAGGGTCTTTACATTAAAGGCCAGTTCAACCTTGACACCCAGCGCGGCAAGGAGGCTTTTTCCGATATTAAGAGCGGCATCATTGACGAGTTCTCGATCGGGTTCCGGGTTCAGGAATACGCCTATGAGATGCAGGACGGTGATGAGATCCGGGTATTGAAGAAGATCAAGCTGTACGAGTGGTCGCCTGTATTGGCCGGCGCCAACCCCGATACCGAACTGATCAACGCCAAGAGCGAACAGCCGGCGGAGGAAGTGAAAGAAACCGCCAGTGCATCCGTTGACCCCGAGATCGGCGTGGTCGAACACATCAAGACCGACCTGAAGACCGGCCAGGTGACCATCTACGTACGCGGCAAGGAGCCGCAAAAAGCGCGCATGTCTTTCAAGTTTTCCAAATACTTGAAATCTCTCCTCCCCTCAAAGGGAGCAAAGGTCGATCCGATTCCGGACACTCAAAAGGTGCTCCGGATAAGGCAAGCAGTGAAGCAAGTAGATAAAACTTGCGAATATATTCTTAGAATAACCAAATAGCATATGGACGAGAAAAACACGCAGGTGAAGGAAATCACCTCCGAAGAGCTGCGCGGTATGTTCTCCGACGCGCTCAAAGAGATCGTTCCCGGTCTCAAGGAAGAGATCAAGAGCGAGCTCAAGGCCTCGATCGTCACTCCTGATGACGAGGAAGACGAGGAAAAGGGTCTTAAGAAAGCGGCTGAATTCGTGAAGGCCGTCGCCACCGGCGACCAGGCCAAGCTCATGGAACTCAAAGCCGTGACTTCGACCACCGGTTCTTTCGGGTACACCATCCCGACTGAACTGGCCAGCAAGATCCTCGAAAAGAAAGACAAAATCGCCAAAATGCGGAAGCTCGCTTTCACCTTCCAGCTCGCCGGTCCGTTCCAGCTCCCGAAAGAGGGCGTTGGCGTGACCGCTTACTGGGTGGGCGAAAACACGGAGATCACGGAATCCAATCCGACGATCCAGAAGACCGACCTGAGCGACTACTACCTGGCGACCCGGGTACTCATGCCCCGCCAGTTGCTCAACACCTCGGCCTTTAACGTGACCGAGTACATCGCCAATCTCTCTTCCCGCGCCCTGGTCCGTCAGGAAGAGTCCGCGTTCATCAACGGCAATGGCACCGGACAGCCGACCGGCTTCCGTGGCATGACCGGCCATAACGTGGACGCCCAGGACGGTTCCGCGCTCGCGTACGACGACATCGTTGATACCTTCTACGGTCTCAAGGAGCAGTACCGGCAGGGTGCCATCTGGATGACCTCGGCCAAGGGCATGAAGGCCCTCCGCAAGATCAAGGATGAGGTCAAGCAGCCGATCTTCGACATGAACACGCAAACGGTGTTCGGCCGCCCGGTGGTCGAGAGCGAGGACATTGCCGCCAACCTCGGCACCTCGGCGAACGAAACCGAGCTCTGGTTCTTCGATCCGTTCTACTACTGGATCAAGGACGGCGAGTCGATGTTCATGGACACCGACAAGGTGCTCTCCAAGCTGCAGATCGAGCTGGTGGTCGCGGAAGCCATCGACGGCGTTTACACGCTGCCGGAAGCCGCGTTCTGCCTCCAAGCGGTCAAGTAGTTCACTCCTTTTCGCCCTGGTTTCGGCCGGGGCGAAGGCCGAGTAAATTACTAACCCATATGATGATCGTAAAATTTCTGAAAGGTAACGGCTGGTTCGTAGCCGGCAACACTACCCGCCTCGAAGATGAAGAGGCCAAAAAACTGATAAAAGAAGGGATGTGCGAGGAGCTGGAATTCACCCCGGAAACGTCTGGCTTCATCCCGCCCGAGATCCCGAACGTCCCCGGCGCACCTGTTTCTAACCTTACCTGTCCGATATGCGGAAAGGAGTTCAAAACCCAAGCAGCCCTAAAGGCGCACAAGGCAAAAGCCCACAAAAGCGCATAATCTACGTCGGCAACTTTAATCCGCCGTTCTCGACCGAGAATGACATCCGAAAGTCATTCGAAGCGCTGGGATGGGCGGTGACGCAGATTCAAGAGAGCCAATTAACCGATGAGGCGGTCAATTGGATAATTGCCGCCCAAGACTCATATGACTTCATTCTCTACACGCGGACGTGGTGCGAAGTCGGACACCAGTGGCGTAAAGTCCTGGCGGCGAAGCGCGTGCCGGTCGTGTCCGTACACCTTGACCTGTACATTGGTCTCTACCGGGGCAGTGATCTGCAAAATGACCCGTTCTTTCTTAGCGACTACGTATTCTCGGCTGACGGCGGCCATCAGGAAGAGTTCGCGAAAATGGGCATCAAGCACCACTTCTTTCCGCCGGGGATACTGCACGAAAGCTGTTATCTCGGCGAAGTCGCGCCGTATTATCAAAACGATGTCATTTTCGTCGGTTCGTACCGCTATCACTCGGAATGGCCGTACCGGAAGATTCTCATCGACTGGTGCAAGGCCACGTACGGGAACCGGTTCCGGCTCTACCCGGACAACGGGACGGCGGTAAGGGGGGATGAACTTAACAAGCTCTATAACAGCGCCAAAGTGGTGGTCGGCGATTCGACCTACAGCCCGAATTACTGGAGCGACCGGATACCGGAGACCGTTGGCCGCGGCGGCTTCCTTATTCACCCCTACGTACCGGAACTGGACAGGCAATTTGATTATTTCAAGCACCTGATCCCATACAAGCACGGCGATTTTGAAACCTTGAAAGCGATAATCGACCATTACGTGGCCAACGACAAGGAGCGCGACGCGATCCGCTTGGCCGGAATGGAACACGTTAAAAACAACCACACCTACATCCACCGGGTGCAGATGATACTGGATAAACTCAAAGCAGATGGACAAATCTGACATTACGAAGATCGAGCACGAAGGGCTGACGTTCTTCGTCCGCAACACCCCGGGCTACGACGTGACGGTAACGGACCGGATCGTCATTCGGGAGATCTTCGAGGAAAACGTGTACCAGGTGGGGAACGATGACGTTCTGGACGGCACGGTGGTGGATATCGGCGGCAACGTGGGCGTGTTCTCGATCTACGCCGCCGCACTGGGGGCAAAGCGGGTGCTCGCCTTTGAGCCGGAGGACGACAACGCGGAGATATTCCGCATGAATTTGGAGGCCAATGAAACCGATAACGTAGAGCTTAACCACGTTGCGGTGGCCGGCGAGGACAAGGAATTCGAGATCTACAAAGCCCAGGGCGCCACCAAACGGATTGAGTTCGCTAAAAATCTCAAGGTTCCCACGCAGAAGGTCAAAGCGGTCAGCATCAACAAGATAATGGACGAATTGGACGAGGTGGCGGTCCTGAAGATCGATTGCGAGGGGGGCGAGTACGACATCTTTGAGGGCATCACCATAGAGAATTTGAAGAAGATCCGTTACATCACCGGCGAATTTCACAAGGCCAGCGCGGCCGCCTATGGCAAACTCTTGGCCAAACTGTCCTTCACCCACAACATTCACGTTTTTGGCGCCCATGATTACGGCGGCCAGCTGTATGCCAGGCGGTATTAAAATAGGAATAATAGGGCGAGGGGATAACACGGGGCTGGGGGTGGAAACTTGGGAGTTCGCCCGGCACATACCATGCAAGGTCATGCTGGTGAGCCTGGAGGAATTGGGGCCGCAGTACCGCATTTATCCGGACCGGTTTGATGATCCGACCATCATCGAGGGGTTTCCCTTAGACGAACACATCGAAGATTTTATTAAAGATATAGACCTGCTCTTTTTCATCGAAACGCCGTACAACGACAACGCCGTCCAGATCGCCCGCAAGCGGGGCGTGAAGACGGTTCTACGGGTCAATTACGAATGGTTGGTAGACTGCAAGCCTGATTGTTATATCGCCCCGAGCCTGTATTTCTACGACCACATCCCCGGACCGAAAGCGTACCTGCCGTTCCCTATCAATCGCAAGGTGCTGCCGTTCAAACAGCGGACGAAGGCGAAGAAGTTCATCCACATTGCCGGCAACATGAAGGCGGCCGTAGACCGCAACGGAACCAACCTTCTGATCGAGAGCCTGCCCTACATCAAAAGCGCCATCGAGCTCGTCATCAAGAGCCAGGTGCCGCTCAAGGTTACAGATTCCCGGGTGCGCGTGGACGTACGCGACCATGAGAATTATTGGGACATTTGGGAAGACGCGGACGTGTATGTGTCCCCGCGGCGCTACGCCGGGCAGAGCCTGCCCTTGAATGAAGCGATGAGTCTGGGGCTGGCGGTGATGATGACGGACATGGAGCCGCAGAACCAGTTCTTGCCGAAAGACTTATTGATACCCCACAGGGGTGTCCGAACGATGAAGGTCAAGAAGACCATCCCGATCGCGGACCTTGACCCGACAGATATCGCCGCCGCGATCGACCGGATCGCCGGTAAGGACATCAAAAAATACTCTAAGATTAGCAATGATATAGCGCAGGCATGGAGCTGGGAAACGCTCAAGCCTAAGTACCTC